TACACGGACGGTTCTGTGTATATACCAGATGTTGTGTATGACAACGGCGATAAGACCGTTACAATACCACAACTTGTGGATAAGATCATTCAGTACAATGTAACCGCCGTGCGAATTGAGTGCAATAAAATGACTATGAGTTATAAGGAAGAATTAGAACATGAATTGGAAAAAAGGGGCGTAAAGATCAATATTCAGACAAAGGCTGCCCCGAATAATCAATCAAAAGAAGCAAGAATATTCGATAAAGCACCTACTATCAGGAATTTTTACTTCCTGGACGAGAATAAGCGGTCAAGTCCTTATAAGACCTTCATGGTAAATGTGTATTCTTTCAGAGTAACAGGACACAATAAGCACGATGACGCACCCGATTCACTTGCTATGGCGGCAGACTTCTTCGAGCGTCCGGCAACGGCAAAAGTTGAAGTCTTTAAGCGTCCGTGGTAATCTATTAGTGAACAGGTAGACTGAATTTCTTTTCTTCCTATCTTTTTTTTATCCGTATTAACCCCGTAGTCTTGCTCGCTACGGGGTTTCCTTTTTTTATTGAGTTTCTATACTTATTTTGTATGGTATCGCTTTGAGCAGGAGATTTGAGCATAGTTTTCCCTTGCGAACAAGGAAAAACCTTATCGCTCGTCGCTATCGACCGTCGCTTTAAGTCCGTAATCCCCTATATGTGCTTGTCCGTCCAACACGGAGATTACGATAAATTCCCACAAACTCGGTAATACACCGCTATTCTCACGGCAACCTTGCTTGTCAGACAACCTACCCCGACCGATTTTATATACCGCCCGTAGTCAGCGGTTGTGCATACTTCTTTTTGAGCGTGGTGCTATGCGGACACCTGATTTTTGCGGTTCATCGGGGAAAAATCAACGAAAAAGAGCCGTATTCAGTTGTCGGAACGGCAAATAAAAAGCCGTCATACCTTTTGGGTATCACGGCTGAAATAACCTACTGTTTACAAATGGTAACTTTATCTGTTAGAATGAAGTCGAGTTCGATGTATATACCGAAGATCGTTTCATTTTTCAGGTTACTCAAAACGATTTAGGTTACTTCGGTGGTGGTACACCAAAAGTATACAATCAGTTTAGCGAAATAAGCCGTGTCTGTCAAACAGGTGCGGCTTTTTCATGCCCTTATTGTAAAGTGATTTTCATTTCTGCTTTACAATACCCATATCTTGTGGTTTTTTGTTGACAAACCACAACATTTTGCTATTTTATAATTGTAAAGTGATTTTCATTTTCAGTTGACAATCGAGGTGCGATATGGCAGGTAACGAGAACAACACAGAAAACAAGGGTTACGGCAGAGCCTTATTCGGAAGAAGGGTTCTATATACCGATGTTACCGAGATAACGGCTGATAATGTCGCTTCTGTCGTGCAGAGCGTATTCCCCGATCACGTTGCTAATGTTGACGAGATAAATTACCTTTACAACTACTACAAGGGCAAGCAGCCTATTTTAGAGCGTGTTAAGAAGGTCAGGGAAGAAATCAATTCGAAGGTCGTTACGAACTATGCCAATGAGATAGTTTCCTTCAAGGTAGGCTATCTTCTCAATTCACCTTTTCAGTATGTAGCACTCACTGATAAGAACGAAGAAGTGAATACACTCAATTCCTATATGTATCAGGTAGGAAAACAAGCGCAGGATCAGGAAGTTATCGAGTGGAATCACATTTGCGGTACGGCATACCGCTATGTTGAAGCAAAAGAGCCTTCCAATGTTGAAAAAGGCGATTCACCCTTCGATTTATATACACTCGATCCTCGCACTACCGCTATTATCTATTCTTCCACATTCAAGAAAAAGAGAATGGCGGCTATTACATACACTATCAGTTCGGAAACCAATACTGTCAGGAACTTCGTAGTCTACACAAAGAACAAGATTTTTACCTACGAGGAAGATACAGAGAAAAAGACCATATCGGGACTTGTCGAGAAGCCTAACACTCTTGGCGAGATACCCGTATTCGAATATCCGGCTAACAACGCTCGTTTGGGCGCATTTGAGATAGTCCTTCCGCTTTTGGACGCTATCAACCGTATCAATTCAAACGATGTGGACGCAGGCGACACACAGATTCAGAGCTTCTTGAAGTTCATAAATTGCGACCTGGATAATGACGCTTTGGATAACCTCGCTGCATACGGTGCAATCAAGATCAAGTCAATCGACGGCGCACCTGCCGATGTAGATACCGTCAAGACAGATTATTCTTATGACGGTGCGAACATCACGAAGCAGGATATTCACAACGCTATCCTTACCATTTGCGGTATGCCTGTCATGGGTAATGGTTCTTCGATTAGTGCCAATAACGGTGCAATACTCATTCAGAATGGGTGGTCGCAGGCAGAAGCAAGGGCAAAATCAAGCGAAACGATGTTCAAGGGAAGCGAACGAACAATGCTCGCACTCGTATTCAAGATTTGCCGGACGATAAGCAAGGACAATGTAAACCTTCGCATATCCGATGTTGATTGCAAGTCTACGAGAACGAACTACGAGAACGTGCAGGTCAAGGCACAGGTGCTTTGCGAAATGCTCAATACACCGAGGGTACACCCGAAGTTGGCATTTGAAGCGTGTGGTCTGTTCAGCGATCCCGAAAACGCTTATCTCATATCCGAAGAACACTACGAGAAAACGCTTGAAGATTGGAATGTCGAGGACGTTTTAGAGTTGGATAAGGCGGTAAACGGAAATGGCACGGGAGAAGCAGACTAAACAATACGAACTTACGGACATTCTGCTTGCCTTACTGACAAGCAAACTTCGTAAGGAAGTAAACCGCCTTGACGTTATGGGGTTCGATGAATTGAACGCACCTAACGTAACGAAATGGACGAAGGCGATGATAGAACGGCTTTTGAAGGAAAACAAAAAAGCGTTCTTGAGGATAGCGAAAGAAGCAACGGAAGAAGCTGCCGATGATGTAACCGCATTGGGAATGTCAGGCAAGCCAATCGCCGTTGAAGAAAAGTATGTTGACGGAGTGTTAGAGGACTATAACCCCGTAACGGGTTATCTCTACTATCCCGAAGCAGACAGAAAAAGGTCAAGGCTTGTTGAAGCGATATTGACCGCCGTTGCCGTCAATTCCCGAAGTGAGTTTCACAAGGAATTGAGAAAGTTTGCGAATCTTTGGCACACGCAGACAAAACAGTACGGCGAAACAATGGTCGATAAGACAAGGATAGAAACCTTTAAGAAGAATGGCATTAAGTACGTTATGTGGCAAACACAAGGCGACATAAAGGTATGTGATGAATGTAGGGAACGCAACGGCAAGATTTACCCGTTAAGCGAATACCCAGGCAAAGCACATTATAACTGTCGTTGTTGGTTAGTCCCCGTACTTAAAAAGGAAGGTAATAACGGCGAAAGCTGATTATATACACGTTAGAGAGAACTAACGCAAAACAAACTCAAACATCACAGAAGATGTAAAAAGACAAAATAAATCATCACAGAAGATGTAAAAAGACAAGGAGAAAAACTTATGGCAAACATCGACACATCAAAAATCGAAGGTTACGACACTATGACACCCGAAGAAAAGGTAAAGGCTTTTGAATCATTCAATATTCCTGATCCTGATTATTCCGGCTATGTCAAAAAGGACGTATTCGACAAGACCGCTTCCGAGCTTGCACAGACCAAAAAGGACTTGAAGGCAAGAATGACGGAAGAAGAAATTGCGAAGGCTGAACACGAAGCAGAGTTGAACAAGTATAAAGAGCAGGCTTTGTCTTTGCAGAGAGAAAAGAACATATCCGAGAACAAGGCGAAGTTCTTATCTCTTGGCTACGATGATACGCTCGCAGGCGAAACCGCCGAAGCACTTGAAAACGGAGATTTTGCAACGGTCTTTAAGAATCAGCAGGTTGTAATCGAGAATGTGAAGAAGATTGCAAAAGGCGAAGCTATGGCTTCAACACCTGCACCGGCAGGCAAGGCTACCGACGGTAGCAAGACAGTTACAAGAGAACAGTTTGACAAAATGAGTTATTCCGAAAGAGTACAACTCTACGATTCAAACCCTGAACTCTACAAAGAACTTTCAAAATAAAAAACAAAGGAGAAAATTAAAATGGCACTTGATCCTAATGCTACATTACTTGCTAACCTCATTAACCCCCAGGTACTCGCAGACATGATCGACGCAAAGCTCGTTGATTATATGCGTTTTGCACCCCTCGCAACAATCGACAGAACTTTGCAGGGCAGACCTGGCGACACAATCACACTCCCGTCCTACGCTTATATCGGCGACGCTTCTACTGTTGCCGAGGGTGCTGACATTCCGATTCAGCAGCTCACCGCTTCTTCAACACCCGTTAAGATTCACAAGATCGGTAACGGTATTCAGATTACAGACGAGGCGGTTCTTTCCGGCTTTGGCGATCCTCTTGGAGAGGGTGCAAGACAGTTGGCACTTTCTATCGCTTCACAGACAGACAACGAGTTGCTTACTATTCTTGGTGGTATCGGTGCAGGAATGACACACGCTGCTGCAACCGCAGGCACACTCGCTTTTGACGATATTGCTGACGCACTTGAACTCTTTGGCGAGGACATCGACGAGGGTGGAGTTAAGGTTCTTCTTATTTCACCTAAACAGTACACAGGACTTCGTAAGACAAGCGGTTGGCTTCCTGCTTCCGATATTTCCGCAGACCTCGCTATCAGGGGCGTAGTTGGTATGGTACAGGGTTGTCAGGTTGTTATCTCTAACAAGTTGAAGGAAGCAAGCTCAAAGGAGAACGCTTATATCGTTAAGCCTGGCGCACTCCGCCTGTTTATGAAGCGTGATACTCTTGTTGAACGTGATAGAGATATTGTCAACAAGTCAACAGTTGTTACGGCTGATAAGCACTTCGCACCTTACCTCTACGACGCTTCAAAGGCTATCAAGATCACAGTTAAGTGATAGGTGATTGTTATGGGTATGCTTATTCACAGACGTAAGGCAACGGAAGTAAAGAACGGCAAGACAACAAAACTTGACGATGTTA